TTTTTCTTTTGGTTTCATAATATCTTTACTCATTGTTTTTATACTGCAATATACAAAAATTACAGACAAAAACAAAATAGCTATAAATCAGTTATCATACTATATAGGAAATTTATTTATAAATGACTATGAAGTAGAAAATATATGGCAGTAGTAGAATTAGAAGTAAGCATACCACAAGACTTAAGTGCAATTAAGTTGCATCAGTATCAGAAGTATTTATCTGTTGCTAAAGGAGTAGATGAGAATGATAAGCAGAATGAGTTCTTGAATCTTAAAGCACTTGAGATATTCTGTGGTTTGTCACTAAAAGATAGTTACAACTTACCTGTCTCTATGTTTGAGTCAGTTCTTAAACAAGTAAGTGCTTGCTTTGAGGAAAAGACTGATTTGGTGCAGAGATTTAAGATGACTGGTGGAGATGGTGTAACGGCAGAGTTCGGTTTTATACCGAACTTAGACAAGATGACCTTTGGTGAGTATATTGACTTAGAATCTTATATTACTGATTGGGATAATATGCACAAGGCTATGGCCGTTATGTATAGACCTATAGTTGCTGGCAAGAAACATCTCTATGAGATAGAGCCATATGAAGGAACAGAGCGATGGGCTGATGTAATGAAGGATGCTCCAGTTAATGTTGCTTTAGGAGCCATTGTTTTTTTTTATCGTTTAGGGAGCAAATTGTCAAGATATACGATGAACTCTTTACTGGAGGAGGAAGAGAAGAAGGGGAATACAGCCTTGAAGCAGGCTTTGGAAGAAAATGGGGTTGGTATCAGTCAATATATGGACTTGCTGGAGGCGATGTCCACAAACTTGAGTCAGTCACCAAGATTCCATTACACACCTGCTTAATGTGGTTAAGCTTTGAGAAAGAGAAGAACGACATAGAAGCTAAGATGATAAAACAATCATATAATAAAAATACATAATGACACAAGTATACGACATAGTAAATAAGATAAAGGATCGTCTAAGGACGAATCCTAATGTGTTTACTGTTACTTATGGGGATATTAGTGAAGTAGACCTCAACAAGACTACTATATTTCCTTTAAGTCACTTAAATATAACAGATGTGACCTTTGATGGCCCAGTAATGAATTTCACACTTCAATTACTTGCTTTAGATATTGTAGATTATAATAAGGATGCTCCTACTAAGGATGTGATTAATGGTAATGATAATCTGCAAGATGTTTATAATAGTCAGTTACAAGTTATTAATGATGTAATTGAGCAGCTTAGAAGGGGTGATATGTTCTCTGAGCGGCTTCAGTTGCTTGAAGCACCTTCAGCCACTCCATTTAAAGACAGATTTGAGAATGAGTTAGCAGGATGGGGAGTGAATATTATTGTTAGTATGCCTAATGAAATTAGTATCTGCTAATGGACTTAAGTAACTTACAGTCTGAATTAGTTAAATATGGGAATTTACTTGTAGAAAAGTATAAAGCTCAGTTAAAGATTGATGGTACTTATGCTACTGGAGATACTGCGAATAGTATAGCTTACATTGCAACGAGAGATAAGTTAGAAATAATTGCAAGTAATGTTTTAGAAAAGATTGATAAAGGTACCGAGCCAGGAGAAAGACCAAAAGTTAGTAGTATTATTAAATGGGCTGAAGCTAAAAGCGTAAGACCTAAAGACGGAAAAGGAAGATTTATTAAGGTTACAGATAAAACTATGTTTTGGATGGCTAAAAATATAGCTGACTCAATAGAAGATGTAGGTACTATAAAAAGATTTAATGGGGCAGGATCTGGCATAATAGATTTTGTATATCAAAATCAAAAGGATGAAATGCTAAATAATATATTCGCTGCTTATGGCAGAGACATTCAAGAAACGATTGACGAAATAGTAAAAATAAAGTAATGCTAAAGATAAACACAAGAAGCCCATTTTATATTATAGCTAACAGCGAAGACCCTCCAACTTATACTCCGCCTACAGCTCCACTACAAACTATACCAGTTAATTGTGGTGAAACTTATAATACTGGAACTGATGTTGGAGAAAACTTATTTGAGTTTAATACATCTGAGGTAGGTGTCGTTACTTTAAGTATAACAGGTAATCAAGTACCTATTAGGTTTGTTGCTGATTGGAATGGAAATGAAGCTGATACTGGTTACATAGGATCAAGTGATTATGATGCCGAGTTAATAGCTAAAAATATAGACCCAGCTGACATTAACACAGCCAATCCTTCCAATAAGAATACTATAATAACTATAGATAAAACTACTGCAACACCTACATTAGTTACTTTAAGAGCTTATGCTCCTTTAGTAAATGATGATTACGAGGTTACATTTAGCTGTCCTCCTCCAGTTGTGGCAGATGTTCCTTGTGGTGCAGGTTCTCAATATTCTGGTGGGCCAGCATTCCCTCAAGTAGATGTAGTAGATCTTGGTAGTGCTACTGGAATTGTTACTTTAAACTTCAATGCCTCTTTTATACCAGATAAATTCATAGTAGAGTTTGACGGAGTAGAGGTTATAAATACTGGATACAGAGGTACTACTGATAATCAAACGCTATTAAATACAGCTTTAGCAAACTTAGGTCTACCATCAGAAACAATACAAGCACCTGGACAGGGAATTGCAACATTCCAAAAAACAACAGCAACAACAACTGCTACTGTTAAGGTTTTTGCTCCTATTAGCAATCCAACAACATATTGGGATTATACATTAAGTTGTCCACAATAAAAACATAGAAATGGCAAACATACAAAGTGCAAACTTAAAATTATGGGTCTATGATGGGGTGTTCGGACAGAAAGCTGTCCTTACACCTAATTATACGATATACAAGGAAAAACTACCTACTAATGATATTGTGGTATTTGAAGTAGCTGAACTCATTAGAGACTTTATAGATATACAGTTTGATGGAGATTACGACAACATCAAACAGAATGTTTGGGTGGAGTGGGAACTAACAAGAGTATTTGATGACGCTACTTCTGATGTGGAGGAGGGCTACGGAATTGCTTTTGATGGTTATGGATATTTTGAGGATGAAATAAACCCACAGCTTAGCTATGGTTTATTACAATCTAATACCATAATGTATGTTAAAGAGGGTGATTTAGCAAGAATACCTGTGTATACTGGTTCTAATGGAACATTTAAAGTAGATTATTACAAGGCTGGCACTCTTTTAGTATCTAATAGCTATGGTACTACTGTTACACCAATAACTATAGACAGTACAGCTTATAGAACTGATAATGATGCTGGAATTATAACTACTGACTTAACACACTTAAAAAGCCAAACAAATAACAACACAAGCTCTTCAGTTGCTTATGGTGACCCAGATACGGCTATTATTGTAGATGTTTATGGCAACGAGACTATAGTTCACATAAACTACCTTACAGAATGTAAGTACGACCCAAGCAAAGTGTCATTTATGAATAAGTTTGGAGTAGTACAAGACTTATACTTCTTTAAGAGACGAGATGATTCAGTTAACGTGACTAAGGACTCATTTAAGGCTAATACTCTTAATTTTGGTACTACAGCACTATCTTATAGTACAAGCGTGCCTCAGAACAAGGATTTCAATGTTAACGGAAGTAAATCTCTTAAACTTAATACAGGGTTTGTAGACGAGCAATTCAACGAGGTCATTAAACAACTCCTTATGTCTGAGAATGTATGGATTAACGAAGACAGTAAAGTTTATCCTATAAGACCAAAGACAGATTCATTAGAGATGAAAAAGAGTGTTAACAATAAACTGATTGACTACGCTATAGACTTTGACTATTCATTTGACACTATAAACAGCATAAGATAAATGCAGACTATCCAAATATATATAGACAATAAAAGGCTTGATATGTTTGAAGACGAGAGTGTTGAACTCACGTCTTCTATTCAAGATGTAAAAGATATCTCCAAGATATTTACCGACTACTCTCAATCTTTTACTGTCCCAGCTTCTAAAACAAATAACAAGATATTTAAGCATTACTATGACAATGCTTTAGTTGACGGATACGATGCAAGATTTAGAAGCGACTCTGAAATACAATTAAACCATACTCCATTTAGAAAGGGAACCATTAGACTTAATAAGGTCTTAATGAAAAGTAATAAGGCTTATGCTTACGAGCTTACTTTCTTTGGGTCTACCGTAACATTAAATAGAATACTTGGAGAGAAGAGACTTAATAGTTTAACTAAGCTAACTGCTTATAATCACGATTGGAATTATGCTAATGTAAAGCAAGGCTTAGAAAGCGGTCTTGTTGTTGGCACAGATAACGAGGCTATAATATATCCTCTTATTACTCCAGATAAAAGATTTATTTATAATTCTAATGGAGCTTATGTAACTCCAGAGAACTATAGGAACTTAGGTAATGACTCAAACGGAGAAGGGTTGTTTAAATCTGACTTAAAGCCAGCTATAAGAGCTATTCATATTATTGAAGCTATAGAAGCTCAATACCCAGAGTTGCAATTCTCAAGAGACTTCTTTGGAGAAGATGTGTTTAATGAAATGTATTTGTGGTTAAATAGAGAAGCTGGAGAATTAGGAAACTCTAAAGGTAAATATGAGGTTGAGCTGGGTGTTGTTCTTGGGTGGAATGGCCCAACAACAGGTACTGACTATTTTAATTTAGATGGAAATGACACAGTAAAGCTTGGTGCTATAAAAACCAACTTTGGAACAGACACTTCTGCGTTTCAATTAAACATAGAAACCACTTCTTCTGAAGTTTACGACATCGTAGTTTATAACAATGTAACTAACATTGTAACTAATCAGACCACAAGGTCTGTGTTATACGAATACAAAGGACTTAGCGGTAATCAATCTGTATCAGAAACTATATTACCTGGAGTAAACAACTTCAATCAAGCTTTCTTACAGTTTGAAGTTAAGTCTTTTTCAGCTATAGAGTTTACATCTACATTAGACTTAGAGTTTCTAAGAAATGCATCAATAGTAGAAGAAAGACAGTACTCAGCAGGAGATGATGAGTCTGGCGTTGTAAGCACCATAAGTTATGTTAATGTATCTCAAGAGATGCCTAACATTAAAATAATAGACTTTCTTATAGGCTTGTTTAAGATGTTTAACTTAACTGCTTACGTTGAAGATAGCGTTATTGTAGTAAAAGACTTGAACGCTTTTTACAATGCAGACTACAATACATACGATGTAACAGAGTATATGGACGTTACTACGTCTTCTGTTAATAGACTTGATTTGTATTCTAATATTAAGTATGAGTTTAAGGAGCCTTCTACAAGGCTCGCTGTTAAGTTTAACGAGCTATTTGATTATCCATTTGGACACGAAGAATTCAATGTTGTTATAGATGGAAAATATATAGATGGAACAGAGTACTTAATTCAATTGCCATTTGAAAAAGTTATATACGAGAAGTTATTAGATGACAACGATGATGTTTACACTAATATTCAATATGGCTACTTTGTCAGCGAAAATGAAGAGCCTATAAAAGGTAGTCCATTGTTGTTCTATAACTGCAATACAAGTGTAGATGCTGGTAAGCCATTATATTTAAGTGCTGATGATGGACTCAGTAGGGTTTCTCTTGCTGATTATAATAGACCGAGTAATGTTAAAGCAGATGGAACACAGACATTAAACTTTGATGCAGAAAATGATGAGTTTACAGTTGGATTAACAACTCCTTCTTATAATGAGAACTCGCTATTTAGGAATTACCACGAGGATTATATTAAGAACATATTTGATTCTCAGAGTAGAATATTAGAGATTAGTGCATTACTACCTATAAAAATACTATACAAATATAAACTAAATGATAGGTTTGTTATAAATGGGAAGCAATACACAATAAACAAAGTGTCTTCTAACCTTATGTCTGGTAGAAGTAATCTTGAGTTGATTAGCGAGATTGTTGAGCCATTTGTTCAGCCAAGAAATATTATTATAGCATTTGGAAGCTATACAAGTGGATTAGATGTGCCTATTAACATAACCACTTATGGCGGCTGTGATAGCTCAACTATACAATGGTCTACAGACCCAGCATTCCCAGGAGGAGGAACACCAGTTTCTGCTGGGTGTTCTGGTGAAACTGTAATTACTATGCCTTCTTATGGCACTTTCTACTATAGAGCTTTCTCTATTGATGTTAATGACCCATCTAATACAGCTATATCTAATATCATCAGCAAGACTATAACTCAGGATACTTATTATACCCCTGAAGTACTTAGATTTGGCGCTACAGATGTACTTGCTTGTAGCGGCTCAAATGTAACTCTTTACATTAGTAGTGCTGATGGATTATACTATGACTCAGCCTCTGCAAGCGGAAACTTAGTTAACGGTTCTTTTTATTCTAATGGCACTAATGTTTATACATTTGTAGGTGGCGTTAAGAATGATACTGGATACTGCTTTTCTTATTCAGCTCAAACATTTAAATACTCTGCTGTGCAACAAGACTCTTGCTCTGGGACTAACGCAACTCTATACTACAACCCTCAAGATGGATTGTATTATACTGCTGGCGATGGTACTGGAACATTATTTACTGGAAGCTACTATTCTAATGGAAACTTTATATACTCATTTAGTAATGGTGCTAAAACACAAGTAGCAACTTGTGATAGCTATACTTCAGAGACATATGTTTTCGCAGCAAGTACTGATTTTGTTTGCGAATCTACAGTTTTTATAAACCTATACATAAGTAGTAATGATGGGTTGTATTATTACACAAATTCTGGAGTAGGAAGCCCTGTGACAGGAGGCTATTATATGAAAGACGATATTGTTTATCAATTCTTAAATGGAGAAAGAATCACTTTAGGGCCTTGTTCTGATACTACTGGTGACTATTACTACTTGGATAAATGTGGGTCAAATACAAGTTTACGATATAGATCTAATCAGAGTATACAAGAAATAAGTTTAAGTTTTAATAATCGGGTTGAAGATGATTTAGGAAATACTTATACAGTAATTGGATCCACGGGATTTAGTGCAATAAACGTAGGAGACGTTGTTCTTGTACCTGGATTCTTTTGCCCTTAAATAATTAAAATATGATAAAGAACATAATAGACCTACTTAATACTTCTGACTGGTATGTTGGAGATGAGGACATAGATATTGCAAAAGGAAAGTATCAAGCTCCTAAGAGCTTGAAGGAAATGAGAACAAGTATAAAACGTAACACATACAAGGGAAATGGCAGAAACTAACATTAAGTATTTAAAGATTGAACTTGATACCAGTAACGGAGAATTAAAAGTTAATGGATTAAAATCAAGCATTCAGGCTCTTGAAAAGAATGTTTCAAGTGTAACAAAAGAAGCGAGAAGTTTAAATTCTGCATTAAAAGACACTTCAAGTTCCGCTGGTATAGCAGGTGCAACAGCACAAGAACTTGGTAGATTTGTGTCGGATTTGCCTTACGGATTAAATGCAGTAACAAACAACCTTTCTCAATTAGGTAGTTTATTTGGAATACTTGTTGTAAAAGCTGGAAGTTTTAGAGGAGCAATTGCAAGTCTTTGGAAGACTATGATGGGGCCTATTGGGATTTTGTTTGCATTTCAAGCAGTAGTTGCTGCTATTGAATTCTTTTCAACAAGAACAAAAAGAGCTGAGCAGGCTATAGATTCTCAAGTAAAGAGTATGTTGTTTCAAATAGAGGTTATTAAACTTTTAAATGATGAACTTGATAACTCAAATACAAGCTCAGAAAGAAAGATTCAGATACAAAACACTCTATTAAGGTTAGACAAAAAAATGTCTGATGACTTAAAAGAATTTAATGGCAATTTAAGGGTACAAAACGAATTAATTGAAAGAAGGAGAATAGTACTTCAGAAAGAAATTGAATTTAAGGAGAAAGAGAAAAATGCAGAAGAGAATTTAGCTAAAGTAAGAAAGGAATTAGAGAAAATAAGAGCAAGGGAAGCTTTTCTTCGTGAAGGAGAGTTTTCCAATGCAAACGAACTTTATCAGCTTAACATTCAAAGAAAAGATTTAGAACTTGAGCTCTCTAACATTAAAGAAGATTTAATAAACTATTCAGAAGCTTTAACTAAGGCTGAAGCAAATTATAATACAGTATTAGATGAAAATACAGCCAGCCTAAAAAGAAATACTAAAGGACTTGAAAAAAGAGCAAAGGCTTTAAAAGAAATTAACGAAGGCATCTTGTCTGAACAAATATCACTTCTTGAGTCAATAGAGGGAGGTTCTGAAGAAGAACAAAAATCAAGATTAGATCAAATTACAGCTTTAAAACTAAAAGAACTTGAAATAGAAGGAGCTGCTGCTGAAGAAAAAGCCAAGCAAGAAGGGCTTGCTGAAGTTGAACTTATAGCTGTTAGAAATTTATACGCAGCAAAAAGACAAGTATTGCTTCAAGAACATAATAATACTCTTCTGGGTATTATGAAGTCTTTTAACTTGGAACTTAATGAGGAACTTAAAAAAATAGGAGAACCTACTGATGAAGAGTCTGGATTAGCATTTTTAAATAAAATATTTGGAACAGACGTTAAGACAGTTAAAGAACAGTTGTCAAAAGGAGCAAAAGAAGTTACGGATGGTCTCGCTGCATATCAAAAGAAAAGAGAAGAGGTAGAAGACAATGGAAATAAAGCTGTAGCTAAATTAAGGGAGGAAGATAAGCTTGCTGCCATATATGCTTTTCAAGATATTTCAAATGCTGTTTTTGGAGTAATGGATGCGTCGTTTCAAAGAGAAATAGACTTAGAGCAGGATAAGACAAACAAAGTAAACAATGAACTAAAAGAAAGGCTTGCTAATGAGAATTTGTCGGCTCAAGAAAGAAAGAAAATACAAAACCAAATAGCTGCAAATGACGAAGAACTTAGAAAAAAGCAAGACAAAATAGAAGAAAAGAAGTTCAAGCTAAATAAAGCAGCCAGTATTGCAAACGCAACCATAAACACTTATTTAGCCGCTTCAGCAGCTCTAAAAGATCCTGCGCTTTCTACGTTCCAACGAATAGCATCAATGGTGGCTATTATTGGTAGTGGATTAGCTCAAGTAGCTATGATTGCTAAACAAAAGTTTGTCTCAAGTCAATCTGGATTATCTGGTTCTGGTGCAGGAGGTGCGGGAGGCGGTGCAGGAGTGCAAGCTCCAGACTTTAATATAGTAGGGCAGTCTCCAAGTAATCAATTGGCTGCTGCTGTACAAGGACAATTCCAACAACCAGTAAAAGCTTATGTAGTATCTAAAGATGTATCTACTGCTCAAGAGATGGATAGAAACATTATAGGCTCTGCAAGTTTAGGTTAATTAAAACAAAAAGTAAACTAATAAGTTACCATATTATGAAAACAATTGAATTATACATAGACGAGGAAAACGAGTTTAGCGGCATAGAAGCTATATCTGTTGTTGAGAATCCTGCTATAGAAGAGGACTTCATTGCTTTAAAGAAGCACGAAGTCCAATTAGCTGAGGTAGATGCTGAGAAGAGAATCCTTATGGGGCCAGCTCTTATACCGAACAAACAAATATATAGAACTAATGGCGAAGAAGAATACAACATCTTCTTTAGTGAAGATACTGTTAAAAAGGCTTCAGAGTTGTTTTTATCAAGAGGTAAACAGAACAATTCAACATTGGAACATCAAGTAGACATACAAGGATTATCCGTAGTAGAATCTTGGATTATAGAAGATACTGATATGGATAAATCTAAGAAGTATGGTCTTAGCTTGCCTAAAGGCACTTGGATGGTTTCTGTCAAAGTAAACAACGATGACATCTGGAACAACTATGTGAAAGAGGGTAAGGTCAAAGGCTTCTCTATAGAAGGTTTCTTTGCTGATAAGTTAGACGGCCCAAATGAATCTGTAGAAGAAGACTTCTCATCAGATGAGTTAGATGCTATAGCTACCTTATACGACTTAGAGGACGCTATGCTTGCTTCTTATGGAGAAGAGCTTGAATCATATACTGATTATCCAGAAAGTGCATCAAACAACGCTAAAAGAGCTTTAAAATGGAAGGAAGAGAATGGGACTTCTTGTGGGACATCAGTAGGTTGGAGGAGAGCCAGTCAACTGGCGAACAGACAACCACTAAGCCGCTCAACAATAGCAAGAATGGCATCATTCAAGAGACATCAACAAAACAAAGATGTTCCCTACTCAGAAGGTTGTGGAGGGATTATGTGGGATGCTTGGGGCGGAAGTGCAGGTGTTAACTGGGCTATATCTAAACTTAAAAAGATAGATAATGATTAACGGATGGGAGATTAGTATAGGATTTTACCCAGGCATATTATTTGGTGTGAGAAGCTACGACTATAACGAGACAAATACAACCGATCACGTTTTGTATTTGCCTTTTGTAGATTTATGTTTAACAATATATAAAGAAGAGGATGACGAGTAACAACACATCATATAAAGTACACGCACACCAAACTACTGATGCTAAAAGATTAACTTTTAATATAGAAGAAGGAGCTATGGTTACTACTGAAAGTGGTATATGGCAAGTCTATAATGGTGCTTGGAGAAAGATATACCCACAATCTGGAATAGGTAGTGGTTTAGGTTGGACAAGATACGATGACGGATTATATACCGCTGCCAATAAATTAATTTTATTGGAAGATAATGAAATATCTTTGCCTAATAATGCCGCTAATACTTATAGAAGCTACGCAGGAATAGACTACTATAACGGAACAAGAATAACAGCTGATAACTTAAACGATGTTTACATATTGACAGTTGCTTTTAAATGTTCTGCATTAAATGCTAATCAAACATATTTAAGATTACAACTTGATGCACAAAACGGCACACCATACGAAAGGGTTGGAGTAGATATAGCTTTCCCAAAAGGCAATAACATAGAACACGAATTTCACCAAGTTTTTCAATACTATGCAGACCAAAATTTTGTAGATAATGGGTCTTTGTTAAATATTACGCCATCAGGCGGTACTGCCAAAATATGGGACATAATATACTTTATACAAAAAACACAATCGTATGCATAATAAAATGAAAGCTACTCCAAGTAGAACAAGCCCAAAGTCATCCAAGAGAGGATGCCTTTGCAAAAATGGAACCTACTCAACTAAATGCTGTAAAGGCAATATGATTAATCAAGGAATAGGAAGTATAACTAAAATATCAGAATAATGTTTAAAAGCAAGAAAAGTAAATCAAAGAAAGAAGAGGCTCCTAAGCCTCTGATTGAAAAAGTAGAAGTACAAGAAATTAAGAAAGATGACGGAGTAAGAGTCATCACAAGAAGCAACGGATAGTTAAAAATATAACAGTTCGTTGTATTTCAGTTATCATAACATATTTAGTAAATAAATAACCCAATTAATATGAACGCAAAAGAAATCGTTGACAAATTCAAGGAGATTCTGCTTTCTAAGCCAGAAGAAGTAGCTACTGAAGCTATTGAGGTTCAAGAAGAAGTAGTTTTATCCGAGCAGGAGCAAGAGGTTTTAGCTGAAGAGCCAGTTGTTGATGCAGCTGAAGACATCGTAGAAGATGCTGTTGAAAGCGAAGACAAGTATGCTACTAAAGAAGAGTTGGCTCAAGCAATGGCTGAAATGAAAGCTATGTATGACCAAATTATGGAATCTATGAGTACGGAGGAGCCTAAAGATGCTCCTGCTGAGTTAGCTGATGCTACTGAGTTATCTGCTCAAGAAGAAGTAAAAGAATTAACTCACTCTCCAGAGGAAGTGGTTGGTTCAAGAAATTTAAACTTGTATGCTCAAAAAAGAGCCGCTACTACATTTGACTTAGTATTATCAAAAATCTCTAAACAATAAAACAATGCCAACTAACACATCTATCACTACTACTTACGCAGGTGAATTTGCTGGAAAATATATTTCTGCTGCATTATTATCTGCTTCTACCATTGAAAATGGTGGAATTGAAGTAAAACCAAACATCAAGTACAAAGAAGTAATCAAAAAGATTGCTACTGACGATGTACTTAAAAACGCAACTTGTGACTTTGATCCAACATCAACTGTTACATTAACTGAAAGAATCATCCAACCAGAGGAGTTCCAAGTTAACTTACAATTATGTAAGAAAGACTTCCGTTCTGACTGGGAGGCTGTACAAATGGGAGTTTCTGCTTTTGATAGCTTACCTCCATCATTTGCTGATTTCTTAATCGCTCACGTTGCTGCTAAAGTAGCACAAAAGAACGAAACTAACATCTGGTCTGGTACTAACGCTACTGCTGGTGAGTTTGACGGATTAGTAACTTTAATGACTGCTGACGGAGATGTAACTGACGTAGTAGGTACTACTGTTACTGCTGCTAACGTAATTGCTGAGTTAGGAAAAGTTGTTGATGCTATTCCTGCTACATTATACGGAAAAGAAGATTTATACTTATATGTATCTCAAAACGTAGCAAGAGCTTACGTTAGAGCATTAGGTGGATTCGGAGCTTCTGGATTAGGTGCTGCTGGTACAAACGCACAAGGTACTCAATGGTGGAACAACGGTTCTCTTTCTTTTGACGGAGTTAAAATCTTTGTTGCTAACGGACTTGGAAGCAACTACATCGTAGCTGCTGAAAAATCTAACTTATACTTTGGTACAGGTTTATTATCTGACCACAACGAAGTAAAAGTTATTGATATGGCGGATATTGACGGATCTCAGAATGTGAGAATCGTAATGAGGCTGACAGCTGGTGTACAATACGGAATCGGTTCTGACATCGTTCTTTATACTCCTGCATAAGTAACACTTAAATAAAAACAAAAGGGTAGGTAAGCCGTAAAGCCTGCCTACCCTTTTTTTAATTAATCTATAAAATATAAAAACATATGGCCTGCGATTTATCATTAGGAAGAATTGAGCCTTGTAAAGATTCAGTAGGTGGTTTAAACGCTATTTACTTTGTAAACTTCGGGGACTTAGGTGCCATCACTTATGATGTTACCAATACTGATGTTATTGATGCGATTGCTGGAACTCCAAGTGCATATAAATATGACATTAAAGGAACTTCAACATTCACACAAAACATCCAATCAGATAGAGCTACTGGTACTACTGCTTTTGAGCAAGTATTAGAAATTACTCTAAAGAAGCTATCTATAGCTGACCACAACGAGTTAAAATTATTAGCTTACGGAAGACCACAAGTTATCGTTGAAGATTACAACGGAAACTACTTCTTAGCTGGATTAGAACACGGAATGGATGTAACTGGAGGTACTATCGTTACTGGTGGTGCAATGAATGAATTAAGTGGATACACACTTACATTGACAGGAATGGAAAGAGTTCCTGCTAACTTCTTAGGAGATACTCCTACAGCAGTTGGATTTACTGTAGTAGCTGGTTCTTAAACACAGTACTCTTAAACACAGAAGGGGGGAGGGCGAAAGCCCTCCCTTTTCTATTTAAAACAAAAAACATACTTTTCAGTTATCATATTATGATAAGATTACTACCAAGTACAGATGCTCAAACAATTGCAGTTATTCCAAGGGAATTTCCAACTGTAGCTGCATCATTTACTAATGTTAGTTTGACAATAACAGAGGATGGCACAAACAATTCTGAGACTATTACAGATATTGAAGCGACAATTCCAGATAGCAATAGTAATTTTGTATATATGGATATTGCATTTAGTATACTATCTGAGGAAAACGCATATTATTTAGAGTTTACAAGAGGAGGCTCTTTATTTTACAGAGATAAGGCTTATGTAACAAGCCAAACTGATGACGAGATTGTTCACACTATAAATACTAACAAATACAATGAATACGTTGGTAATGGTGATGATGAATATATAGTATTATAATATGAAACACAGAAACGTAACAATACAGCCAAAACAGAAAGTGCAAGGTTCTACAAGGATCGTAAACTTATCTGGATACCAAACACCAACTGTTAAGGAGGTTTATGGTAAAGATTGGGTTCAATATGGCGAAGATAATGACTACTTTGATAGCTTAATAGACAAGTATTTAGGTAGTCCTACCAATGCTCGTTGTATTAATGGTATTGTTGATATGATATATGGCCGTGGCCTTGAAGCCACGGACTCTGCAATCAAGCCAGAGATGTATACTAAAATGAAGATGCTTCTTAAATCAAGAGAGATTAAGAGGGTCGCTAATGACTACAAGATGCTTGGTCAAGCTGCAATTCAAGTAGTGTATAACAAACAAAAAACAAGTATAGTAAAAGTACTACACTT